CTTGCAATATACTATCAAACAGCTTTTTTGCATAACGGGCAAAGGATGCTGGCTTGCCAAGACACTCCGGCGACACCAGCACCCAGGCTTCCCCCGCCCCGAACCACATGACATGCGCCCCGCCAACTGCCAGCACCTTTTCGTCATCAAGTAGCGTGTAGGCCACTATCTCGTTGTGACCCAGCAAACCAGCGCGGGATGCTGCGTCAAACTCGTAATCCAACTTAATGTTATACACATCATTATGCGTATAGGGACGTATCTTAAGCATCGAATGTGTTAGACCTCCGCATAACTGCCAGAATAGTCATAGGCAGGGGCTGCGTCTGTCTAACAAAAACCCTGGCGTCGTTGTCATAACCTGACGGGAACGAAATCTCCTTGTCCCCATCAAACATAGGCACGGCTTCATCCATAGACATGCTGCTGTCGCGGAAGGGCAGACGGTCCAGATTGTTCTCATCAGGCCCAATCTCAGCGCCCACTGTGTCGAGGAACCGAATGGTAGCCCCGTGGATACGCTTGATTTTGCCCTGAGACACGCCGTCGTCAGCCCCGCCCTCCATGCGCAGCGTTTGAACCTTAGAGTCGTAGGAATAGCCGACATGCACTGTGCTTGCACTGCGGTCCAGTGTTACCACACCGCCGCTGACAGTCTTGTCCGCGTGTGCAGCGCCATCAGCCAGAATCTGCACGGTCTCGCCTTCGAGGTGGTTCAGGCCACTAATAGTGGTTGTGGCTGTGCTGTCATATGTCAGGCCGGAGTCTACATAGAAGGCATCAGCTACGTCTGTTCCAAAGTAGATGTTCTCCATGAACACAATATGCCGGACTGTTGAGCCATCAATTGTGCGCTTGACCGACAGGTACACTTGGTCCTCTGCCCCGCTTGGGATAGCCGTGATGCTCTCGACAACACCGGAAGCGCCCAGCGGGTGAGTGTGCCAGCCAATCGTCTGGTTCTGAGGGTCATAGGACAGGCCGATTAACACGCCGTCTGTGCGCACAAACCACAGGATAAGCTCCGGCTCCTGTTGCCAAATCATGTCAGTCAGACCGCCACGGGCAATATGCTCAGCCAGAATTGTAAGGTCACGCCCTACAAGTCCGTCAGTGTCCAAGTCAAACGTAACCTCTTTGACCTTCTCCTGCCCCTTCTGGATAAGGATGGTGCTGGAACCGGCGCGGATGGGGCGCACGTCAGACGAGCCAAAGGTTGTTTCACGCAGAACATTGACGTTGGTCGGGGTAACTGGCTGGGTGCCGGTACCGCCTGACAGTGTAAACTCAGAGCTTGTGGTCAGGATTTGCAGGAAACGACCCTGAATCATGTGCTGAATGACATTTACCTTGTCAGACGCAATCGTCACATTGACTGCATCATCGTCATTGATGCCCGGTGTGTGGTTCTCGAAATCAGCAGTGACAGAGCCAAAGATGGTTTGTGGCTGGCCTGTTGTGCCAGCAAAATACAAACGCTCCTCATAAAACGCGACAGCACGGGGGTAGCCCTGGTCCCCGCCAAATGCGCCCAGTGACCATTTCTTTGTCGCATTAGCCGCGCCGATGATGTGGTCAGGCAATACCGAAATGCCACCGTCATCTGTCTGCACAGAGGCCGTGACAACCGTCGAGCTAGTGAACCCTGTAATCTTCACATAGCCGGTGTCATCGTGCTTGTATTCCCAATCAATAGCGCCGTAGGTCTCAGTCCCTTCTGTATGCACAGGAGGCGTGTTGCCGGATGTCTGGGTAGAACCCGTGACCTGTTCATACACATGCCCGTCATAGCGGACTGATTCGCCATCATTGTAGCTTGTGCTTGCTGCCCACTCGTCGTGTTCAATCTCAAGAACCTCACGGAACCGGATGTAGCGTCCAACGTCGTCGCTAGTGAACAGGGCTGCGGATGCGGTAATCGTCACACTGCCTGTTGCTCCTGACGCATACAGCGTAGTGCTGGTGGTATTCTCGTCGAGGTATGGGCCATCAACAAAGTCGATGTCAGACAGAGTGAAGCTGGTTGCCGTTGTGCGGGTCAGCTTTGCTGGCTCATGGTCTTTGTGGGCCAGGTACAGAACATCAGCAGACTGCACATGGTTTAGCTCAAACACCTGCGCTTCTGTGTAAGTGGTTGTGACCTCTACAATCTTGCCGGAGGTGCCACCGCTGGTGTAAGCCGTGAAGCCAGTCCCGTCGATACCGGACAACTCAATCGTGTTGGTTGCGGCGTTGGCCACCGTAAATTCACGGTTATTCAACTCCACCATGCCGCCAACATCTTTAACAAAGATGCGGTCACCGTTGCTCAGGCTGTGGCCGGTAATCGTAAGGACAACGGGGTTGGCTTGCGTTGCACCGCTGATGGTCTCTGTTGCCTCAGTCAGCAACCCGCCATCTTTGAAGAAGCGGATATAATTTGCTCCAAATTCAAGGACATAGGCTTGCTCATCACTGTATTCAAAGTTGATGAGACGCACTTTGCCGCCATCTTTTGATGTGCCAGCGTACTTGGTGCCAGGTCTGCGGGTGATGCCGCCCTGCGGGAAGATAAGCATATTCTCCAGCTTCTGTGCGCCGGAGTTGTATTTCTGCAAGTCAATGCGGCCTTCAAGGCGCGGCGAAAACTCACCCGCTTGAAAGTTTGTGACAATAGTTGAAACGCGGGCCATATCAGAACCTGATGTTTATAAAGTCGTCGGCAATCAGTTTGTCCGGCACGCCTTCCATAGCGTCGATAGACCGGGCCTCACGCAACCTCACCTCATACAGTTGTTGCATCGCTTGGCTGACGCTTGTGCTGCCAGTAATCGCATATGCAGTTTCAGCGGCCAACTTGTGAGCAATAGTGCTGGAAAGCAGCGAGTCATATTGTTCTGTGTCAGTGACACGGGCTAGATAAGTAATCTTGCATGTACCCTCGTTGCTTAGAACCTTGCGGCCTTCAATCTTGAACATGACCTGGCTGTCATAGGCAGCAATCTCGCTGTCCACGTTGCTGTTCCAGAAGGACAACACACGCAAGCAATACGGGTCTGTTGGCAGAGTGTACTGGTAAGTAAAGCCAAAGGCCGGTGCGTCAGTGTCGCGTGCAAGACTGGCACGGCGGATTGCAGTATTCCAAGGGTGAGAGCGCAGCACTGCGTCACGCACGGTCTCAAACCGGCGGTTACAAAGTCGCGCCTCTTTAGAGTTTTCAGTTAGTGCAGTAATTGTAGCTGCACCCAACAGGTCCATTGCCTCGTTACAGATGTCCACTACGGATGGCATTACTTCACTAACCTTTCCAAATCAATAAGGACGCCTTCGCTCGTGTTCGAGTCGCCGCCCTTCCAAATCTTGCCTTCGTCTTTTGCTTCCTGCACAAGCTCTTTCAGCCGTGCTGTTGGCAATATTACCACAGTTTCGCCGTCTATGATAAACGCCCAGAAGTCTGCTTCTGTCGTGTCTATGCCCGACGGCTTGCCCCTAGAAAAAAACTCCACAAACACCCTGCCGGTTCGTGAAGCCTTAAAGTCCCTCTTAATCTCAATGGTCTTTGACATGAGTATGTCGGCCAACCAGCTCTCCGCCATCTGCCCGACTTTCAAGTCGTATCTGAAATCTCTGTTAAACTCCATTCATCCGTCCCCCGGATGGAGTAAGAAGGGGCGGATTTCAAGCCCGCCCCCTCTATCTGGTTAGTCTACGACGTACTCAATGATGAACGCCATGTCACCGGCAGAAGCGCCTTCAGCACTGAACGTAGCAGCAACGTAGTACACGTCACTTGGGTCAGAGCTTTGGCCCGCCAGTTCCCACACCTGTTGGCCAGTTGTGTTGAGGTTAGCAACCTCATAGCGGAGTTCTGCAACACCGGCACCGTCAGCAACATCAGTGGCAAGTGCATCTTCGTCAACAACCACACCATCGTTGGTGTAGAAGCCGACGTTGTAGGTGCAAGAACCGCCGAGTGCGTCCGAACCAACACGAACCGAAACGAGGGTCGCGTGAGTCGGAACAGGGGCCAGCATAACGATGTCGTCATCGTTAGTGTCGGTTGCAGCCAGAGCAACATTACCCTGAGCGATGCGGATGCGTCCGCCAAGCTCAGAAGCGGGATTAGCAACCTGAGGCAGAGCCTCAATGTTTGCTACGAGGTCTGAATTTTTAGTACCCATCTCTCATACTCCCCTAAGCTGCTGCGCCGTCAAGGTCATCTTCGTCACACTTGATGCGAACAACCATGTTCTCTTGCATCCGTGTAGCGCCGATATCCATGCAGTAATAGACCTGGGTTGCGTAACCCTTGTCTGCACGCTCATCAATACGAGCCGATACGTCTTTGCCGATGCCAAGGGCAACGCCCTCTTCCGCCCAAGCAAAGCAAGTGCGGACGTTATCAGCATCAACCGACAGGCGGTTCGACATGATGAAGTTGAAGCCCATGAACTGATTGATTTCACCCTGTACCAGAGCCTTCACAGTGTTGAAGTCGGCTGAGGTAACGCTGGTGTCAGCAAGCAGTGCGTGGATTTGGCTCGGACCCATGACGATGTAGCGAGGAATCGACGGGTCAACATCGGCCTGGTCCAGCAGCTTCTTGGCTTCACGCAGCTTAGTCAGGTTCATGTTGGTTGCAGCACCACCGACAGCTACGCCTACGTCCTGATTTGTGTCGAAAGCGGTCGAGGTCGAGCCGGTTTCACCAGTGTTAGCGGCAGCATCAAATGCGGTGATGATAACGTCGTCCATTGCACGACCCATAGCAGCGGCTGCTGCCTGAGCGTAGGACGAGGTTGGGTCGATGAGCATACGAACCTTGTCTTGGTCGTCGATAAGGTCGGCGTACTCATACGATGCAAGGCTCAGACGACGACGCGCATGAGGCGTATCCATCTGAGGGGTGTCGGCGTGGCGAGTAGTCCGCAGTTGCGCGGTCGCTACACCAACCTGGTCGATAAAGGCATTTTTACCAACAACATTCTCGATGCGCACAGTGTCACGCAGACGGGAACCCATCTGCTGTGCAAGCATCTGCACATTCGCAGAATACTGTTGTACAAACGCCGTAGTTACTTGAGTAGACATTATGTCTCTCCTTCTACGTTACAGTTGCACTAGATTCCGGTGTGCTACCCTCTCGGACACTCCTAGCTTTTCGGACCTGCTTGCGGCCACCGTCTTTCCGGTTGTCGGCAGGACGGGCTTGCCCGCTACCCCGCATGACCCACTCGAAGTACTTGTCTGCGAGTCGGTCTGGTTGGACTACATCACGCGCGGTTCCAAACTCAATCGCGTAACGTAAGCACTCAAGGCGTACTTGGACCAAATCATCCTGTTCCATGCAGAACGCCCATCAAATCTTGTACACGCTCAATGGCCTGTTGACGGCCAATCACGTTCTTACGGTCCCAATACGCATGTGATTTGTCGTTCATAATCGCATCAATCTCTTGCTGCGCTGACTGACGTGTCACCATGCTGCTAGAAGGTGC